GAGGAAAACGTAAGTCCCACATCATTGGTGGAAAGAGAAACAACTCCAACTTGACGGCTTGCCACTACGACATTTGCACCGGAGAGAAAGGTGACACCCGTGGCGGATAGGGCAGTGCCAATAAGGTTAGGTGTTCCGGTTTTTTGGGCGGAAAGGAGGATAGTATCGAACGTAAATAAGCTCATATTATTATTTAGTGATTTGAGTTAAATTTTAGAAATTTCTTTGAAGATGTATCTCCGTTTCTTCACCATTCTTTTGTTCGTGTGATATTTCAAAATTATCAATTCTTGGAATTAAGAATTTTTTATATAGAGATGTGCGGTTATTTCCCTTTGAAGATATTGTTAAATTTTGAACTTCGTAATTATCCTCATCATATTCCACAAAAGAATTGGTTATATCAATTACCGTGGCAAAGATACGAAAAGCGTTGCCCTTTCCTGTTTTTTCAATGTTTGTTTCAAAGCTACCGTCCCCCTTATCTTTCTCAACCACTCCGAAGGCAATTTCCCAATATTTATCGTCGTATCTATTCTGTTTAGCATACCAAATATATGGAGTCCCATCTTCTGTTTTGAAATGAACAATTTGTGTTGGTTGTAGAATATCTTTCGAATATTCTTCTCCCGTATCATCCCAATCATCGGTTACTTCTTCCGTTTTAAATGTGTTATTCCAAGGGTATGGGTTATCCAGACTTTCATGGATTCGGAAGATTTGTTTGAAGGATTGCATTGGTATTATTTAGTGTAATATGAAATTGAATGGATTTTATAAAATATATGATTGTGGTAATTACAAATTTGTTTGGAAACGTGATATATAAAAACGAGGAAACCGGAGGGTCTTCGGCACCTCCGGTTTCAGATTGATTTGACGTAACTGCTTGGCAGTCAGCTATTTACAATAAATTATAAATATGTGCTGATTGACCCCGGTACAAACGCAGTACCAAGACCTTTAACAATGATAAGGTGATAATAAAGATTAGCACCAAAGATGTTATTTACAATACCATAACGGGTCATGAGTCCAACGCGAGGAGCGAAATCATTCGGTCCAATTGTGCGTTGCACCATAATCGGGATGTATGGGCAGTAGATAATACCAGTATCATAGTATTCAGAACCCTTATAACCCAACAGCGCATACTCAATACCACTGGTATAATTACCAGTGTAGTTGTTAGTAGGAACATTGTAGAGCGAGGTATTCTGAACTTCAGTCCGAGTATCACGATAAACCGTATAGCGGCTACCAACAGTACCAACTTTTGCGATACCAACACCAGCCGTCGAAACGGTGCCGTTGATTTCGTAAACCTTAAAGTCGGGAAGCATTTCGAGGATACTGCAAACGCGAGGAGTGGCGATAACAAAGTTAGCGGCACCTCTACGGTTACGAGCAGCCATACGACTAGATTCGATAATAAGGCGTTGATAGAAGGTAATATTCCTTTCAGCAGTCCAACGTCCATCCGCACTAACAGGACTCCAGATGGAGAAACCTGCACCAGCACCAGCATTGAAGGCGGTTTGGATCATACGCATCACAACTTCGCGGTCGATTTCGGCTTGGATTTCATACGACATTGCATTCGTAAGTTCTCCATCGATATCGATACCGTTCATGTTTTTGATGTCTTGTTCCAACTCAACCGACCAACGGGTAGCGAGTCTACGTGTTCCAGCCTCAACAGCGGTCTTTTCAAACTTGAGTTCGATCTGAGGGATTTTGCCCGTCAGTTCGTAGTTACTCAGGAGTTCTGCAATACCACGGTCTTGATCTGCGAATGTCCATTCGGCATGACCCGAAAGGAACCCAGCAGATGTGCCAGTAAAACGTGTATCCAGAAGTTGATATCCCATTTCGTCGCTAGGAAGACCACCACCACCAGTGTAATCAGCAGCAAGCTGATTACGGAAGGAGGAGCCACGAGGTGAGGCACCGTCAGTTCTACCGTCGATATCGTTACTACCAAGGGTTTCACCTTGATAAGCATAACGAAGAGCGAAGGCAAGTCCGACAGGACCACCCATGGGTTGAACACCCACGATTTCATTGGAAATCAATTCTGGAAAAGTACGCCGAATCATAGGAATCAGAATCTTGGGCAAACGAGCATCGCCAGTAGCATAGCCATCGCTGTTAGCGATACCATTGCCAATGTTCTGCAAAGTTGCACCAAAAACACCACCGCTTGCGGCAGTGTTGGCTTCTTGGTAGCACCACTGTTCTTGGTTCTCAAGAAGCATTGCAGTAGTCTTGTAAACGTGTTCGTTACGAATAGCTGGGATCGAGTCCGAGCTATAATCGAGAACTTTACGCCACTTGGCAACTGCATTTTGCATCTTGGAGCCTTGGATATCAGTAGATGGTAGATTATTCATATATTTGACTTTCTATTCACATTGTTCAGGAATTGATTCCTCATAGTGCGGGGTGGAAATTGTTTATCTACGGAATGTTTGTGTTTTCAAAACATCCACATAAGGATCAGATTCTTCATCCGTATTAGTATTTATCTTTTCAGTGATAAATTTTTGTTCATTCACGAAATCGGGCTTGTGCTTGCGGTTTTGAACAGCCTCTTCCTTAATCACTACAAGTTGCTTTTTCTCTTGTTTTTCAAAGAGACGCACAGCGTAGTCGAAGTTTTCCTGAATGAATTGTAGGGACTTGTCTCCCAGAGCCTTCTTCACGAAGTTCTTTTTGGTTTCAGGATACTTGGAAGTTTTACCTTCAAGGAAAAGCTTGACTTCCAATTTGTTCTTGGATTCGGTGAGAACGCTGATACTTTTCTTGAATTTTTCGTTTTCCTTGAAGAGTTTGTCAATTTCGGTCTTGCCTTGCACGATGGCACCAGAAACGGATTCCTTCATGACAGCAGAATCAATTGCAAGAACCTTGCGGAGATTTTCTAACACGAAATAAGAAGTTTTATTCTTAACAGCTTGGGCAATATCAGACTTTGGAATCGACTCTTCAATGAACTCATCAAGGAAACCACTAATAGATTCCGTGAGTTGCTTCTTGAACTTAAGGAGATCACCTTTCTGCCCACGCTCATAACTCTTGATAACCTTGACAAGCTTTGATGTTCTATCTCTGTCAAAAGCTTCCACGATCTTCTTCATCTTGATCGTGCGATCCTTATCAACGGATGTCATCAGGGTCTTAAGCTTAGACGCATAGACATCATCTTGTTCCAAAAGGGCAGCTTCAACTGCCAGATCAATCTTGGATTCGAGGGATTCTTGAATTGCCTTTACGGATTCATCACTGAGTCCAAGGCTTTTTTGGATGTCTTCCGAGAAAAGGTTTGTGCTTTTTTTCTTCATATTATTATTTAGAGATTCGGTATGAATTTTTTACAAATCAGAACAAAGGTTTCTCGATTTCTTGAGCAATTCTTTCTTGAATTTTGGAATTTATAGCATCCTTGAGTTGTTTATGGGCTTCCGCATGATTACTTGTCATGATAGCCTCTATGAATTTGTGAAAATTGGTAGATTCTCTCATATCTTCGTCTTGATCAATTGGATTCCCGCGATTATATGATCCTTTACCCGTTTTTGGTTTTTCCGTTTTGGTTGGGGGTGCAAAACGCTTACGTTGTTTCACTTTAGGTCCATCGAAAACGTGTTGACCCTGTTTCTTCAAATTTTTATATGTCTTACCCATAGTATTATTATTTAGATTGAATTGATAAACTTTATGATTTGTGCGCGAAGATAATTATCAATATCATGTTTTGGAAGGGTTTTAAGTGATTTACCAAAGTCTTCGTAGATTTGTTCAAATCTTCCATCTTGATTAACCACGAAACTGGCACTTTCCAAAATCCCATTGACAAATGCCTTTGGATAAGAGGGATCGGCAACTGCATCAATGGCTACCAAGTGCATATTCTGAACGATATTATAATCATTTCCTTCAGATAATTGTCCAAGCGCACGAGTGGACATCCCGATTTTGACACCATCATTGATGAGAGAACGAAGGATTTGTCCCGTGGGGGTTGAGAGAACCTTAGCTTTTCCGATAAAATAATCATCAACTTCCGATAGTTCTGTAACTAAATGACAAGCCCTTTCAAGATTTACATCAGCACTGGATGGGTGATTGAGTTCTCCCATGGCGCGTCCCGGTGTGACCATCTCATTAACGTATCGTTGAACTTCATTTCTAGTATCGTCCAATTTATACATACGACGATTTTTGTTAATTTGATTACAACCTATAAATGGTCCCTTAACATATAGGTTGGATGCACTATTTCTATTTGATTGTTCCTCAATAACTTCAAAGTTATCAAACACATCAGGATTTTCTGCAATCAACTTCAATTTCAACATGTAATTACTTATGCTTTAAAGATAAAATTTCATCAATTTAATTCTTTTTCAGTTATGATGATAAACTCCATGCCATGTTTCTTGGCAAATTCTCTTGCACTCTGAAACTTGTCCATGTTGTTTTTCCAAGCAATTTGTTCATATAACAGATTGGATTTCTTCTTACCCTTCCCAGCTTTCGGCTCTTGAGTCTGCTTCCAAGGCTTAACTTCCACCAGATATTTCTTGACAATATCCCCCTCCTGTATTTTTACGTAGGCATCGATAAAATATTTACGATTTTTACGCTGCAACGTGTCAAAATAAGTCACAACAACTTCCTCACTTCCCCATTCCACTACATTGGGACTATTATCACAGAAACGAAAGAATTTGAGTTCCAGTCCAGATCGGTAGATTATATTATTAATCTTTCCAATATACTTTTGAAAATTTTTGGGGTTGTAGAACCCTTGATGAAACTTCTTATTCCTTTTAGATAATCCCAAAGAACCCATGGGATTACTTATTATTCAGGAAATATCTTTTCAAATATTATTTATACTAAATCATCGATCATGTTATATATATTTTTATTAGGATGAAACCCCATATTATTTATTTTTATAGTATTTAAATACATAGACTCCACCTGAACTATTTTATGAAAATCGGTTGCCTCCATATTACCAACCATGCTTGATGATCCGCT